AGAGTGAAGCCTACGGCTTGATTCATGTTGTAAACGAAATCATTTTGAGGTTCCAATCTTCTATAAAATTGAGCTTCCTCTTGCATTATTCTCTGTATCATCTAGCAAAGTTAAAATGATTTTTTGTGATATTCCAAATTTATTTTTAACCTTTCAGTAAAAAATCTCTGTAGCGATAGTAAAATTTATCGAGTAAAATTTCTTTCAAGTTTGTGAAAGAATCCTCTTTGTGTAAGAACGGAGCCTCTTTGACAACAGTTGCCATCGATGTTGGTGAGGTGACCTCTATCAGTCCCGCGTACGGGGGAATCATCGCGGTGGTCAGTAACCCTTTGGGTGCTGCATAAAAGAACTTATTGGGCTTTCTCTTACAGCTAGTAGGGTCTACTGATTCCAGTAATTTATGTTTTTCTACCTTTTTGAAGTCGTCCTTAAAATCACCCCTGGTGATCTTCACCTCGACTTCGTACACGTAGCCACTCTCTGAAACTGAGAAGAAATCACTCTCCCAATCAAAGATATAAGCGTTATTAATCTGATACTTATGATTGATAAATCTAAACTGAAGAGAACTTATAATGTCTTTAGAATCAAGCTCTTCTAACGATTTAACGCTAGATAAGTTTTTAATAGATTTTTTCTTTTTATGAGTAGGTTTTATTATCTTTGAGCTTTCTAAGCTCTTGAAGTCTATTAGCATAACACGAAGATAAAAAATATAATGTTAATAAAAAAATTTGGTTTGTATTATAATCATTCTTATTTTTGTAATGTATTATTACATTAATAAAGAAGCTAACGCGTAAACGCGAAAGCACTAACGCGGTAACCGCGATAACTATAAATATACTAATACTACTATATACTACTATTTATATAATAACACACTCATATTATGAAGAACAAGGAAAACGCTCTTAAAAAGATAGAGCAAATTGAAGGAATGATAAAAAATGTTAAGACATCGTCTTATCGCGGTAACGCTCAAGAGATGAATGATTACTTTAAAAATTTGGAAGAATTAGTAGACGAACTAAGGGGGATCATTAGCATCGAAAATGAAGAGTTTTTAAACAGAGCTTATAGAGGCTTATAAAAAATATAAAGGTTATGACAGCAAAAGATTTATTAGATAACTACGAAAAGTTAGTTATATTCATCGAAGATTCATTCGATGGTGAGCGTAAAGAAAAGTTAATGTGGTTGTATGAAAAATTATCTGATCGCATCGCTACAGCACCAGCATCAATGAAAAAACAATATCACAACGCATACCCTGGTGGATACGTTGCGCATGTTTTAAACGTGATTAAAGCCGCTGAGAAAGTGTACAAAGTTTGGGAAGAAATGGGAGCCGAATTCAATTTCACAATCAGCGAATTAAGATTTGCTGCATTGAATCATGATCTAGGAAAGATCGGAACCAAGACTGACGAATACTACATACCGTGTCAAGAAGAATGGATGAGAAAGAAAGGACAAGAGTACGTGATGAATCCTAATATTCAGTACATGAAAGTTGCTGAAAGATCATTAATGATTTTACAACAAAGTCAAATCTCAGTTACTGAGAATGAATACTTAGCGATTAAGTTACACGACGGATTGTATGAAGATGCTAATAAAGCTTACTACATCAGCTATTCAGAGGATATGCAGTTAAAGTCAACTCTACCATACATCTTACACCAAGCGGATTTGATGTGTGCTAAGATTGAAGGTCAAGCTAATAGTCCTAAGCAAATTAAGACGACACCTGCTAAAACAGGAAACAAAACATTAGATAAATTTTTAAACGAATAATATGATAGCATTAGTAATAATATTATTTCTAGCTGTAGCAGGTCTTTCATACTTTGTATGGAACTTGTTACGTAAGGTAGAAAGATATGAAGAAGACATACAACTTAAAGATGAGTTCATCATTAAGTTTAAATCTATGATTGAGGAGTCAAATGAAAAGATGCAAAAATTAGATGAGAAAGGTGCATTTGAATCAGAGGATGAAACCGGATTTATATTTAAAGGATTAAGAGATATAGCTTTTGGTATCAATAGCTATTTTCAAAATTATACTTCTACAGAAGAAGAAACACCAACAACAAAAAAATAAGTTACGTAAAATTTAAGGTTATGAATTTAATTATTACAAAGCAATTTAATGCCAAGACAAAAAAAGGTCAGTCAAGAATTAGATCCCGAGATCTACACGAAAAGTGGAAGATTAAGAAAACGTAAAAGAAAAAAGTCTAGGGAGTACTTTGATAAAACAACAGAAGACTCCATAGTAGCATATCTCGCTTCTTCCGATGAAGCACTGAGAAATGAACTGTTCAATGAAAACATTAACTATAGTTTTCATAAGCTTGCTGAGAATATTATCCACACATTCAAGTTCTACTACACAGAGCTCGACAACGTCGAGGATCTAAAACACGAGGTAGTAGTATTCTTACTTGAGAAATTACACAGATACGATCAAACAAAAGGTAAAGCCTATTCTTATTTTGGCACCATAGCCAAACGCTACCTGATCGTTTACAACGAGAACAATTACAAGAAACTTAAGTCTAAAGCTGATTTAGAAGACGTAGATGAGGATAAACGCATTGTCTCTGACCTAGTTAGAGACCATGAGGACAATAACATTACCAAGATCATAGACTCTTATGTCAATTACATAGAGAAGAATATGATCAGATTGTTCCCTTCGGACAACGATCAGACCATTGTAATATCAATTATGCAGATCTTTAGGAGAAGAGAAACCCTAGAAGTGTTCAATAAACAGCATTTTTACTTCTTTATAAGGGAGATTACCGGTCAAACAACTCCTAACATCACCCGAGTGGTAAAAGAGCTTAAAAGGGTCTATAAGCAGCAATTGAACGTATTATATGTCAATGGGGAGCTAGAAACGGATGAAAATGATATTTATTAAAAACGATAAATATGGCAGAATTTGACCAAGTTGTATTCGGTAAAAAGAAGTTCTCGGACATCCTCCAAGAGATCTATACCCGTTCTACAACCAAAGAAAAACAGATCTCTGATCTAATAGAGCAGTTAAAAGAGCTTATCCAAAATACCGGAGATGCCGTTATGATGGTGCCGCTTATAGCTAGCTACATGGATCTTAACCTTAAGAATGATGACGCCTTGATTAAAATGGCTGCTATCGTTCAAAAGGCTATGACTAGAGGTAAAGAGACAGGTGATTTCCTTTTACCTGATAGTGAGAAAGAAGAACTTTTAAAATTAGCTCAAGAAGCTACCGCTGAAAGAGCAGTTGCATCTAATAAAAACTTACCTACAGCCTAATGGCAGATGTTGTAAAATTTGGCTCAGCCGCAATGTTAGGTGGTCAGGAAACTGGCCAACCCGGTCTATTCGGCATGGGTGAAAACAGTGTTATAGCTAGAGTTACTTTTATACTATTAGATGATTCTAATAAAGAAAAATTTGATAAGTTCGGTGGGTGGAAAGCTTTAGGAACAATCGAATGTGTTCCTTATATTAATGGAGCCGATTCTGACACGGTAATAGTAGCTAGGCCGATAGATACTCATTTTACTAAGTATCCAGTGATAACTGAACTAGTAAGATTAAAAAAAGGAGTTAGTTCTAAATCTCAAGGCGGATCAACAAACTACTCACCTGAGTGGTATTACGTGGAAGTTTTATCTACTTGGAATGCAGTTGAGCATAACGCCACACCAGACTCCATTCTTTTAAAAAACAAATACAATCAGAAACCTTATAGTGAGACTACTATAGGTCATACTGCTAAAGATAATACTAAAGAGAATCTAGACATAACAGGAGACTTTAAGGATACTGGTAAGGTTAGAAAACTTATTAAGGCCCCAGGAGATCTAACCGTAGAAGGTAGATCAGGTAATACTATAAGACTTGGATCTTACATTGAAAGTTTCAAAAGCCCTATAAGTGGTAAAGATAGATCACCATTGATTATGATTGTTAATGGTCAAAGAAATGTAGATATTAATATTCCTATATTTGAAGACGTAAATAAAGATGGTTCGTCTTTCTATTTGTTAAATGGTCAAACTGTAAACTTCATTCCTTCAAGTGTGAACTTTGATTCATTCAACATGAAGGTTGACACTAACGTCAAGAGTAATTACATTGAACCTGTAATTATACCAGATGTTCCGGTTAGTCAATCTGCAAATCAAGTTGATAGTAATACTAAGACTGTAGATACAAAACCAGAAAGTATTCCGGTAGCTAACGCAGTTAAAACAAATGATGTAGTAGCTGCTGAGGAAGATTTAAAAGATT